AAAATTTCCTCTAAGTGTAGATAGTGTTAATACGTGAACTTTTATGCTGTTTAAAATTTTAGTTGATATACTTTCTACAAAAGCCTTAGCTCCAGACGTTGCTCCAACAATCTCTAAACCTTGTAATTCAATAAGATTGTCTAAGTCGCTAGCATATACTTCTACGTATCTAGGTAGTTTATAGTCTGATGTTGATGGTTTTAAGACGTCCTCACTAGGATATCCTACTGTTATTGATTCGTCAAACAATAGTCTAAATAGTAACTGTACAGCTCTTGGTGTGCCCTTTGCACGGTAAAAGTCCATGATATTCTTAATTGTAAGTCTATCATCTGCCTTTACTAGACCTGGTAATTGAGCTAAAAACGTTGCTTTGAAATGCTCTAAGAACTCGTCAGTAGTCTTATCTATATCTTTATACTCTAACAAATTACGAGAGTAATCTAAAGTCTTATCTTTTTGTTCTAAATATTCATAGTATGCTTTGAGGAATATTTGAAATATTTCTCCTTCTTCATTATAGAATGCTGGGAACTGCTCCTTAACAAATAAAGAAAGTTTGTCCTCTATTTGTCGCATTATACCCTCTCTTGAATAATATTGACTATTGGAGTTTGATTATAACTTAAGATGATGTTCTTGCTTGATTTAATTGTCTTGTTAGCTGGAGTAGCAGTAATGTTAATAGCTGCACCTGAGTAAGATGAAACTTTTAAGCTATTAATGTTTACAACTCCATTTTCATAATCTACTGTACCAATATTGTTTTGTACAATTTGTAATTCACCATTTGCCTGTCTTACAATTTGCATTGTTCCTAAACCATTATCTCTTAAAGAACAACTTGTAAGATTACTAAATGTAAATGTTGTTGAAGATACTGGAGAAGTTCCGTCTACATATTGATTAGATGCATTTGGTATCTCTTGTTGAATTTTGTTATTAAAGTTTAACACAAAACTATTAGCAGATTCTAATGTTGGGTTAATTAATTTTTGTAATGTTACTGTAGTGTCATTGTTTAGAATTGATGAATCACTATCATCAATATTTCTAACTAACTGAGAGTTTCTTAACGTACTATCAAACTTATTAATGTTTGTGTTTGCAAAGTTTTGTATTTTGTCAATTACTAAAGTCTTTATATCTAAATCAGATTTAGATGTTAAGTTTGGATCATATCTTACATCTGTTTTAACATTAACAAATAAGAATTCTGGATCAATAACTTTAGGTACTACTGATAAAGGCGATCTTAGTTTTAAAAAGTCTTCAATGTCTTTCTTTCTACTATCTGGAATACCATCTGCATTTTTTAAATCTACTGATACTATCACTTTACCAAATTCTGGTGGGGTTGCTTCTTCTCCGCCAAACACATTTAATGTTTCTATGTCATTAAAATTTTGTAGTAGTAATGTTTTATAGTCACTTACTGTGACAGTTCTATCTTGAATTGTGATTGATCTGGGAGCATTTACTTTTATAGAGTCAATAGTTTCTGCTACTCCGCCTCCTTTAGCTGATGATACTAAACTAATAGAAGTATTATCATAAGGTATGTCTGCTGTTCCTATTGTAAATGAATTAGCTCCGTTAGGTAAGTCGCCAGCTGATTTTCTATACACTGCTTCAACTACGTTACCATTAATAAGTTTTCTACCAATAACTCCATCACCAAACTGTATCTCATACTTTTCAGATTCTGCTGGTACTACGAAATATACATTAGACGTTCCGTCTAAGCCAATAGTAGTTCCGGTTTTAGTATAAACTGAGTTAGTTGTGTCAGTAGTTGATGCTTGTACTTTTACTTCTAAGCTGTCAACGTCTATTTGTTTATTAGTTAAAACAAATCTCTGTCCTGTGTTTGATGAACTGATTGTAAAATATTCGTATACGATATCACCTTCATATAAATCTAAATCGTCAACGACATATCTTCCATCGTTATCTGCTGACACAGTAATTCTATCATTTGTTGTAAACGTATACGTGTTTGAGTCTACTTGAGTAGTAAAAGAAGTATACTTAGGTATAGTAATTGCTGCAGGAGTATTTGCTGGAAAAATTTCAAAGTCCACGACTGCTTTAGAAGATGTATGTGACCCTGGAAGATAGTTTAAAGTTTTTGCATGAGATACAACGCTGTCTCTTAATTGTGCGCTATCAATAAATCCTTCAGCAGCGACCATATTGAGATAAAAGTTCTGCATATATGTGTTATAAGACAACACGTCTAACATTACATTCATGTTAGAACCATCAAAATTAAAGTCTTTAAATATTTCTTGAGACGTAAGGTACTGCTTAAGATCGTTCTTAATGTCTGTAAAATCTATATTTGCTACTGATAAACTACTATTTGCCATTACCTTATCCTGTCTAATTCAAGGTCTAATACTTGTTCCTGTTCATTATTTATTAAATTAAATACAATTGATACATACATTGCGTTGTTATCTGGCGATGATGATACTTGCACGTTAATTAATTGAGCTCTAGGTTCGTATTGATCAATTGTTTCTGTTATTGTTTGTTTAGCTACTATCTTAGCTTGAGGTGTAAAGTTTTCAAATAACAACGATCTCAATTTGCATCCTATTCTAGGTTGCATCAGTCTTTCACCTTTATCTGTTAACACCAAGTTCTTAATAGATTGTTTTACAGCATCAACGTCTTTCTTTAAAGCAAGATCGCCTGTTGAAGGTAAGAACGCAAAGCTGTTATTGAAATCTGTAAATGTAGCCATATCTTTATTTATCCACCAAAGTTCTCACGTGGTGGTCTCTCTCCTTTTATTTCTAAACTTGGTATTGCTTCAATCTTGTTTATTATATCTGGGTAGTTACTGAAGTTGGTTTTCTCATGTATTTCTTCCCATGTTACTGTTGGTTTAGATATAGGCACTTCTCCTGGTGCTGCTGGTACCACGCTGTTTCCATCAAATCTAATCAATAGTCCTGCTTTGTCTTTTTTAACCTTTTCATTGTAATTAATATCTTTTTCAACTAGTCTTGCATAGAATCTAATAGCAGATGCTTCTTTTTGAAGAGCCATACCTTCTGCCGTCAGTTGTGCCTTTCTCTTCTTCCTTTTAGTTTCATCTGCTTCTTCTAATTTATCAGCTCCTTTAGTATTCATGACAGCCCACTCTTTTTTAATTGGATAATATCGTGCTTGCAATTCGTCTGTAGTTTCTTTTCTTATTTTAGCTGCAGCTTCAGTATTTGGATCTACTACAACTGTTTTAGACTTTTCTATTTTATCTGCTGGAGTTGCTTCTACCTCAGGTTCTGGTGGATCATTTTTTTCTTCTGCTTCCTCAACTGCTTCTGCATCTGCAGCTGGTAATTTTGTTTCTATACCTTTTTTAATTACATTCCCATCTGCATCTAAATCTAAATTAGGAACGTCTTTACATATTGCATCTAAGATACTTGCTGGATCAGAACCAGGCAATGTTATAGAAGGAATGCCTCCCATTAAATCTTTAACTGCAGATAGGTCTCCTGTAGCTAACTTTCCTAATGCACCAACAGTATTTTGTAACTGTGCCTTTTTTTGTAAATCTTTGAACTCAGCACTCAGTCCTTCTAGCTTACTTGGATCAACTCCAGCTTTAGATAACATATCATCTATGTTAATGTTTCCACCAAAGTTTCCTTTTATACCTTCTAGCTCTGATAACAATGCACCAGGATTATCTAAGTTGTTCATTAACTTAGTCATTTGTTCTTGTAAGTTAGCTTTTGGTTTTGGTATCTCAGGTATAGCGTTTTCTATTTCAGCAACGATCCCGTCAGTAAGACCTGTAAGGCTGCTTTTTAATCCTGAAATGCCATCTGCAATACCGCCAGCAGCATCACCAATAAAACTGTCTTTAACTGTGTCCATAGCACCACCGATCTTTTTATCGAGATCTAGTGCTGCTTTAGATGGTCCGCAATGTTTTCCGCTCATAGTTATGTTCCGCTAGTTGGTGAATCAGAATCATTTTGCTGACCTGAGTTTGCACCGGTTCCAGTATCCATTGATGTTGTTTTATGAGTATGAGTATGCAATGTAACATTTGTGTCAGTAATGTTACCAGATACAACATCAATAGAACCGTTGTTATAATCAATAGTACCAGTAGGTGCTAAGATTGCTTGTGTAGCTTCACTCTCTACTGTTTGATTACCTACAGATTTAATTTTCATCTTACCTTCTGCTGCAATGTTTAAATCACCACCAGCAGCTATGTTTATGTTATTAGCTCCAAGCAAAGTATAATTGTCTGGTAAGATGTGTGTTGCCTTGCTTAGGTTAGTTCTTGATTCTTCACCAGTAACTGTTTTGTTGAATAATCCTTTAATGCTATCAATAAAATTACCTACAGTAGTTATGTTTACATTCTTAGATACTCTTTGATTCATGTTTCCATTTATTTGAGTTGACTTATCACTTCCAATCTCTTTAGCTTCGTTACCAGCAATCTTTTGAACTACATCACCTCTTACAGTAAGTAAGTAATCTCCATCTATCTCTTCTATCTTGTTTCCTTTAATAAGTGTTCTAGCATCACCATTAATAGTGATGTTAACATTACCTTTAACAAACATATCCTTTTCACCAAAGATAACTTCGTAGTCGTTTCCAACTACTTTAGTCATTCTATCGCCACTTGGTTGTATTTCAAAGAATGTACCTTTTTTGTGATACATGTGTATGCGTTCAGCTTTAGGAGTATCATCTACTTCAAATACATGACCTGCTTCTGTGAACCATACATGATTTAATGGATATGATGATGATGGAACATTCGGTGGATAGTTGTCTCCTTGCCCTCCAAATCTTGGATGAGGTTCTTTCCACTCTGTTCTTTTATAAAAACTATCTTCTTTATCTACTAATACACTCGGTACTTTGGATGCTTTAGCTGAAACAATTGTACCTATATTATCTTTACTCGTTCTTTTGTTGAGCATATGGGCATGAGATTCAGCATTTGTTCTAGCTAATCTTGATACAGACGACTCTCCTATCTCAGATATACCAGGGTCATTTAATGGAAATACCTCATTTCTAGAATCTGAAAATCCTCTATTACCAGGTTCTTGTGATGGTTTTCCTGCAAGTGTCCCTATAACTAATGGAGTTTGAAACTCGCCTTCATCTAAAAATACTCCATAAACCCAAGTACCTTCTACTATTCCAGTTGGTGATCTACCGATACCACTAATAGCAGCAG